ATATTTTTGAAATAAAAGATGATGTTAAATCTAATAAAACTCATAAAGATTTTTTTAATTTTATAGATCAAATAGTTCCAGCAATAGAAGGAACAGCTACAGCAAAAATTTTTGATAATAATTATAATAATAGATTAAGTTCTTTTAGACAAGATATGTATAAAAAATTTAATGAAGGATTAAATAATAATTTATTACCATCTGAGTTATTAAATCCCAAATCTAACAATTATATTGCAAAAGATATTTTAAATTATGCTCCAACTAAATCTGATTTAAGAAATGCTTTGTTAAATTATGCAAAAGAAAAAGAACAAGAAGTAGCTCCAGATATTCCAATGAGAAAAAAGGGAGAAAATTATGAACAATGGAGACAAAGATATTTATTATGGAAAACATCCAACAAGAAATAGAAGATGCAAAAGCTGCTGGTTTTTCAAATGAAGAGATAAAAAACTTTTATTCAGATGAAATAAATTCTGCAAAAGAAGCTGGTTTTTCTGAAGAAGAAATAAATAAAACTTACAATGTATTAGATCCAGATAGAAATATATTTAAAGATTATGTAAAAAAAACTATTAATGAATATAGATCTGAAGAAATGTTTTCTCCAGATGATGAATTATTATATCAAGATCAATTTCAAAGAGGTGAACCATTAGATATAAAAAAAACTTTAGTAGGAAAAGAATTTGATGGAGATTATATTGCAGAACAAATATTAGGAAATAATCTTTGGAATTTAAGTAAAAGAGCAAAAGAAAAAGAAGGAACTCCAGAATCTTTTTCTATGCCTAAACCACAAGACTTAACTTGGACAGAAGAATTTTTAACTACTTTAGGAACTCTTGGAATAGAATCTCCTATTTACGCACTAAGTGCTTTGCCTGGACTTCCTGGTGGAGTGATAGGTTCTGGATTTACTGGTGCTGCTATACCTGCAACAACTAGAGCGACATTATTAAAAGTTTTAGAAAATCAAGATCAAAACAAGCCATCTGATATTGCAAAGATATTATTAGAAGAAACATTAATAGAAGGAACTAAAGAAGGTTTAAAATTTGCTGGATCAATGGCATTACCATTGTTAAAAGTTCCTGGTGTTGGACAATTATCTAAAAATTATTTTTCAAGAACAGCTGCACAAATACTAGGTTATGAGGGTACTGGTGCTTTAATAGATCAAGAGCTTCCAACAAAAGAAGAGTTTGCTACTTCTGCTGCTTTGTTTAGTTTGTTTAATTTAAGACTACCAAAGAAAAAAGCTGAAGAAAAAATGAAACAAACTTATATTATAACTGGTCAAAAACCTACAGATATAGCATTAAAATCTACATCAAATAGAACAGTAAGAGAAGATATTATTTCTGAAAATATAAAAGTTCCAAGAACATTTTTAAAAAATGAAAATAGTAAATTACCAGAAAAAAAAGTTCCTACTATTGAGGTAAAGTTAGCTAAAGAAAAATTTGATGATCCTGTAGTTCAAAAAGCAGTAGAACAAATTGCTTTTGATAAACCACCAATTCAACTTTCAAAAGAACAAATAAAAGAAACGGCAAAAAAAGCTAAAAGAAAATTTGTAGTTGAAATAGTAGATCAAAAATATCCTGTTCTTGAAGCATTAAGAGCAGCTGGAGTTAATACAAAAACTGGAATTGAAAAATTAAATGTTTATGAATCATTAAGATTACTTGAGGGTATGCAAGGTAGATCTGCACATTTTATAGAATATGGAACTTTGGATTTCAAAACATTAGCTGAAACTGGACCATCTTTAATGTCAATTATAAAACCATTTGTAACAAGTAGAAAAGAACAAAAAATATTTAGTGGTTATTTATTAAATAAACACGCTATAGATCTTGACGCAAGAGGAAAACCTAATCCTATTGATATTCCTAATGCAAAAATTTTTATAAAAGATTATAAAAATAAAAAAATAAAAGATCCAGAAACAGGTAAAGACATTACTTATGAACAGGCAAGTCAAAAAATTAACACATATCATAATAGTGTTTTAAAATATGCTTATGATGGTGGATTAATAACTAAAGAATCTTTTGATGCTTTTAGAGAAATAAACAGAAATTATGTTTCTATGGCAGCTGAACTTCCTAGACCTGGAAAAACTGGTTACACAACAGGTTCATCAAATCCTTTTAAAAAATTAAAAGGTCAAACAAAATATAGAATAATAGATCCTTTAGAAAGTATAGTTAAAAATACAGATTTTATTATAAGAGCAACAGAACAAAATAAAGTTAAAGTTGATTTTATAAACTTTGTAGAAAAAACACAAAAAACAAATCCTAAAGTTTTTGATTATATAGAGAAAAAGAAATCAAATTTAAAACCAATAAAATTTCAAAGAAAAGAATTAGAAGCATTTTTAGATGAAGATGACATAAAAAAACTTTCTGATAAAGCTATTGAAGAAGTAACTATATTTAGACAAGAAGCTGTATATCCAGACGCAACATCAATTAGTATTAGAAGAAATGGTAAATATGAAGTTTATGAAGTTGGTGAAGATTTAGCAAATGCTTTTAGAACTATGGATAACCAAAGCATGAAATGGTATCAAAAGTTTTTATCTGCTCCAACAAGAACACTAAGAACAGGTGCTATTGTAACTCCAGATTTTGCTTTGCCAAACTTTTTTAGAGACACAATTAATGCAACTTTTCTTTCTAAAATTGGATGGATTCCTATTGTTGATTCTATGGCAGGAATGTTTCATGTTATTTATAAAGATCCTAAAAAAGCAACTGAAGCATATAAAAGATTTTTAAAAAGCGGTGGTGGTCAATCTACATTAAGAGCTTTAGATAAATCTTTATTTGATAAAGATGTTCATAAAATTTTAAATCAAGGAATAATAAGAAATGAATATAAAGGTGTTTTAGGACCATTTAGATATACAACAGATATTTCTGAAGAAATGACTAGGGTTAGAATGTCTGAAAAAGTTTATAAAGTTGGTAAGAAAAAAGGTTTAACAGAAAAAGAAGCACTTGAAAGAGCTGGTTTTGAAGCTAGAGATTTAATGGATTATGCTAAAAAAGGAAACTTTGGTGCAACTGTAAATAGATATTCAGCATTCTGGAATGCTAGAGTTCAAGGTACAACTAAACTTTATGAAACATTTAGAGATAGACCACAAAAAGCAATAGCAACAATTTTTGGTATTGCTGTACTTCCAACTATAGGTTTTTATATTTCAAATTTAAAAGATGATGGTGAAGGAAAATTAAAGGGATCGTTACATGATGATTATAAAGAACTTCCAGAATATATAAAACAAAATAAATGGTATACTAAAGTTTTAGGAAGAGGAATATTTATTCCTAAAGGTTATGAAATAAGTACATTCTTTTCATCTCTTACAGAAAAAATATTAGATTATGTTAGAAAAGAAGATGAAGGTAATTTTTTAGAATTTGCTAATAATTTTTTATTTGAAAATATTAAATCATATAATCCTATACCAGTTTGGATGAAACCTCATATAGAAAATTTAATGGATTATAGTTTCTTTAGAGATGCACCAATAATGCCACCTAATGCTCCTAAAAATATGATGAATCAATATTATTCAACAGATTACACAAATGAAGCTATTAAATCTTTAGCAGAAAAATTAGCAATTATTACTGGACCAGATAATTATTTTGCAAATCCAATATATTTAGAAAATATATATGATAGTTATACTGGGGGAATAGGAAGAATTGTTAAACAATCAATAGAAGAAATAGGTATAGCTGGTGGAGTTATAGATGATCCTATTAGACCAAAAGATCCTTTAACAAAAATACCAGGCATAAGAGCTTTTCAAGCTAAAGATGTATATGGATATTCAAGTTCTATAAATAAATATTATAAAAAAGTTGAAGATCAAAAACAATTATTTAGTACATTAACTTATCTTAAAAAAGTTGGTAATTTTGAGGCTTATGAAAAAGAATCTAAAAAAGTAAACTATGATATAAAAGCAGTAATAGATATAGAGGATGATATGAAAGATACCTCTAAAAATATAAGAACAATATATAATGCTAAATATAAAGCGGATGGTACTTTATTTACTCCAGAAGAAAAAAGAGAATTGATTGATGACTTATATAAGACTAGAATAGGTTTAGCACAAAAAGCATTAAAGATTATGAAAGAACTTGAACAAGATAACGAATAGTATATAGAGGAACTAATATGACAATATCATCTACTACAGTAAAGAACTCCTACTCTGGAAATGGTACTCTAGATACCTTCAACTATACATTTAAAGTATTCGCAGATGCTGATCTTCAAGTTATTATTAGGGATGCTTCAGCTACTGAAACAGTTAAGACTTTA